TCTTTTGTAGATAATTCAGTATCTAACTTATAGCCATATGGATCTAATTTCTTTTGTGTTTTTTCTAATGGAGAATAAGAAATATCCAACCCTTCTTCTAAAGGCATTTCAGGAAAAGGATTTCTAATTTGTTTTTTTTCTATATTTGATTGAGATAATAAACCAGTTGAAGAAAGTGTATTTTGTCCTCCTACATAACCTCTTAATATCTTTTGGCGTTTATCATTATCTCTAAGAACTCCATACATAATATAATAAGAGAAAATTATTCATCATTTATTTCAACTTCATCTTGTTTTTAAAATATTTTCTGATTAGTAATATTAATAAATAGATAATCGTGTGGATTTTTGTATAAGTCTAATAATCCTAATGCTATATCTTTTTCTTGTTCAATTGTTTCTTCAACAACTTTTTCCCATTCAATTTTATTAGGTTTGAATACAATTAGATTACTAAATAATTTTCTAATAGTTAAAGGTATAGAAATCCAAGACTGAATTAGAAAAATTTGAACTAATTTTAAATGACGACGATTGAATGACATTTTCTTAAGTAGATTTTGTATATCATTATTTTTTAAACTTGCTCCTACATCATCATAGATTACTAAAGATGTTTTTTTATTCAAACTATTCTCTTCAATAGCATCATATATTTTCTGTAAATTTTCTAATGTTAATTCATCAAATAATCTATCTTGAGCGTGTTTTTCAAATATATTTTTCTTTAGACTATTTCTTGATTGAGTAGGCATTATCACATATACAAAATCAAATACCTTATTATATATTTTTTCTTTTCCCTTTTGACTTAACATACTAATTAGCATTGAAGTCTTACCTGAACCTGGACGACCTAAAATTGCGGTAGTATTGAATACATTCATATATGAAAACTGGGGATAATTATTTAGATGTTCTGTTAATGGATAATCACAAAGGAAACTTGGCGGTGTAATATCAATCTTTTCAGTTTTTTTTATTCTAATCATAATATATGCCTACAAAAAATATTAATACCAACACAAATATTAACAAGATTAACATTAATATACCTAAACCAAGACAACCAAAGCCTAAATCTATTAATCAAGCAGAACAAGAATTAAAAGATTTAGAAAATAAAGATTATCAATATTCAAGAACACCATCCCTTAGTTTATCCATTAATCCGAATGTATATGGCTTTAATACTACACCTTTAGGAGTACAGAATAGAGTGTTTGAAAGACCAACAACACCAACAATTTCTATAGAAGAACAACAAGCAAAACAAGCAGAACAACAAGAAAGAACAAGACAAGCACAAGCAGAAATACAAAGAGAAGAAGAAATGGCAAGACAACAAGCAGAATTTCAAGAACAACAAGATGAATTATTTAGAGGAGAAAGTATGAGTAGAAGTGGATTAGGAAATGTTAGACAATCATATTTTCAAACAAGAGGAGGTAATGATTTTCAAAGTAGATTAAATCAACAAATACCAATAGCACAAGCATATCCAAGCGAATATGAAGGAGATAGTGAAAATGAAACATTAGCATCAAGATTAAGAAATACACCTTTAGGAAAAGCAAGCATAGCAACACAACAAAAACTATTAGATGAATATGAAAGTCAAGAATCAAGAAAAGAAGAAAGAAAATCAAGAAGAGGAAGAAAAGCAGGAAGTACAAATAGACCAAAAGAAGAAATAGAACTTGATAAATCAAGAAAGGAACAAAAAAAAGAAGCAAAACGAAAAAGAGATGAAGGAAAACAAAGAACAAGAGAAATGAGAGAAAAACAAAAAGAAGATGAACTAAAAAGAATACAAGAAATAGAAAAACAAGCAAAAGAAGCAAAAGAAGCAAAAGATAGAAAAGAACAAATTAAAAAAGAAGAAGAAGCACTGAAAGATGTAAAACCAACAAAAATTAAAAAAGCAAAAGGAGCATTAAGAGGGCAAAAAGAACTTTAAACAAAATAAGCACCACTAATATTTTGAGGAGGTAATTGTTTCTTTAATGGTTTTGTATCAATCTTATTAACAATGACAATCGGTTTCTTTTGTTTCTTTAAAATATTTGTAATTTCTTCATCATCACTTATACTACTAACACTTTCTTCATCAGTATTTAATTTTGATTTAATCTTTTCTAACACTTGTTTCTTTGCTTCCTTCTTAGCTGATAATTCTAATTTCTTTTGTAATTTATCTAACTGCTTTTGTAGTTCCAATTCTTTTAAAGTTGCTTTCATTTCAATTTTTTCTTCTGTTAATTTTGGTCTTCCTCTTTTCTTTAGTTCCTTCATTTCAACTTCTTTAGATTCTTCAACTTCTACAACAATTTCTTTAGGAATTTCAGTTTGTTTCTTTAATTCCAACTTTTCCTTTCTTTTCTGTAATGCTTTTTCAAAAGCCAATATTTGTTTTTCTGATCTTGGTTTCTTTTCCTTAACAACTTTAACAACTTCTACTTCAGGTTCTTCTAAAGGTATATCTTCTAAAGGTTTAGGAGACGAAGGCGGGCTTTTCTCAATACTTTCATTAATTATTTTAATTTTGCGAGGCATTATATATATTTAAAAGAAAAAAATATTTTCTAAATAGAATATATGGACGATACCGAATATACTGAAACTTTTGATTTGTCAAGATTTATTCCTGATGCACCTTTTGATGAGGTTATTGAAAGGTTTCAGAATGGAAGAACAATAGATAAAATTAAACCAAAGAATCCATTAATATCACTTGAAGATTTTGTTAAAGATATACCAAAAAAAGAAACAAAACCAGAAAAAATGGATAAAGAACAATTAAAGGAACATTTAGAGAAATTAGAAAAACAGATTGAGGAAGAACACACTAATTAAATTTCTTGATATATATAAATGATTGAAGAATCAACTGAATATTACCAAGTAGAAGAAAAATTCCTTATTGTTTTAGATAGTGCTATTCCAAGCCAAATAGGAAATTTTAGAGAACCTTTTTCAGTAGAAAATCCAACTATAAATAGTTTAACAAATAAAAGTGATTTGATATTTAACTTACAATATCCTATAGAAAAAAGTATGGAAGATATACAATTAAAATGTTCTGTTAAATCTGCGGTGTTTCCAAATAGTCAATATGTTATTAATTCAACCAATTCATATTTTGCTACTTGTTTAATAGATAATACAGGAACAGTTATTAATGATTCAAATTTTTTAATGGAATTACAACAGGGAAATTATAATACAGAATCATTAAGGCAAGCATTACAAAACACTATTCAAACAGAACACGATGACAATGGATATTCAAATGTAATTTGGACTGTAGGATATAATAACATTACAAATAAATATACTTTTGAATTTACTTCTAATGATGGAACTATAACTCAATTCTATATTTCTTTTCAACCAAAAGATTTAGGAACTACTACATCAGTTTCTCAATTAGGATCTGTAATAGGATTTCTAAATGACTTTATTTATATTTCAGGACCAGTTATTACATCATTAAATACAAATGCTATTTTTTCATTTACAAATAAATATATAACAGCAAATTATCCATCTAATGTTTCAGGTTTAAGAGCATTTAATGTTATTCTACAAAATTATTCTACTTCAAGTATTCGTATTACTCCTTACAATTCTCTATATGGATTTAAGAATTCAATTATTAATTCATCATTTAATAATAGTCTATATACTCAATTCTTAAGACAAAATGTAATCTGTAATGTTGCGTGTAATGCTAATCCAATGGAATATATTTTTTACGAAAAAAGTAGTGATTTCTATATTGATTTAAAAGAACCTGTATTAAACACATTACATATTTTATTAACTGATAATTATGGGAACTTATTAGAATTAAATAATCAAGATTGGACAATTACTTTAGAAATGTCTTTATTAAAAAAGAAGGAATTTAAAACAAAATCGTTCTATGAGTATTTAAGCAATCCATAATTTTTTTTTCTCAAGGTAAAGTATGGCGACTGACAATTCCCAATTCTTCCCAAATCGAAAGGCACTATCTCCTGAATTTAGTTTTACTCCTAAACCAAGTTCTGTTAATGGTAGAAGTTACCGTGTCTCAATTCCTGTTTCTAATGGTCAAAGTTTCAGTGCTGGAAGTACGCTCGTTTTTAATATTCCGTGCGGAAAACAAAGAACCCTACTCGACCCAACAAGCAGCTACATACGCTATACGATTAAAAATAATGCTACACAATCTACAGCTACAGGAGTTCAAGGATGCACTATTAGTTCAACTTTACCACCAAATGGTTCTACAGCAACAGGTGCAAGTGCTACTGCCGTAAATACTATTGTATCAACTTTTGGTGCTGGTCTTTTCTTAGACCATAATGCTTATAGTATTTTCAATACGACGACTTTATACTCAGGTTCTAATATGCTTGAATATATTAATGGCTGTAATATTCTTTACTCATATATTCTTGATACTAACTTTTCGTATGCGAATGCTCTTTCTAATTCATTAAACTATGGAATGTATGTTCCTGATACTTCACCTTTAGAAATTCGTAGAGGCTCTTTATTAGCAAATGTTGCTGCAACAGCATCGGCATCAGCCCCAGCAACTACATCTGCGTATATTAGCGAACAAAATACATTTTGCTTACCTTTACTTTCAGGATTACTTGGTATGGGTTCAAGTGGCAAATTTGTCCCTATCTACAAAATCCAAGATGTATTACGCCTTGAAATTCTTTTAGAATCTCAATCTTTGGCATTTGCTCAACTTGGTGCTTGTGCTTCTGCGTATTCTGTTATTAGTGCTGAGCTTGAATTACAGTTTGTTGAAGTTGACCAAGAAGGAATGAATTTAATTGAAAGCACGACTCCTATGGGCAGTCCAACTTTTATTGTTGGTTCATCTTTTAGACATTACGTCCAGTCTCTTCCTAATCAAGCTGGAATTTATAGTTGTCTTGTTCCCTCAAAGCTTGCGAGTTTGAAAAATATAATAATTTTGCCAAGACCAGCTTCTACTGCTAATAATGTTAATGCTTATTCATTATCTTCTCGTGTTAATCCTAATTTTGAGTATTTCGTAATGAAAGTATCAGGAACTCAATGTCCCCAAAAACCAATTTTCCTCCAGAACTCAAGTTCCACAGGAGGATATAGTGAAGGTCTATTAGAAATTTTCAAAACTACAGGTTCTCTAATAGGTACAGATAAAGCAGGTCTATTAATGGCTACTAATTATAATATTGGTGCAGAAGTAAGTGCAACTACAGGTGTTATTGCTTTAAAATCAAATGCTCAATCTTATCAAAATGCGTTTGCTCTTGCTCTTGATTTTGAACTATTTTCCTCAAAAGATACTATTATTAATGGTCTTAATTGTTTGGCGGAATCTTTATACTTTGAGGCAAATATTGTTACAGCACCTGGAGAGACATATACCCTTGATTTCTATGCTTGCTTTGATAATTTGTTTATTATTGATCAGTCGGGGTATGTTTCATCTCGCGCTTAAATATTTATTATTAATCATTTCATATTTTTCGTATATAAAAAAAATATGAACTTACTTCTCTAAAGGTGATTTCTGCTTGTAATGATTGTCAAATGTTTTCTCAGCAACAGATTTAGTATGTGTCATACCGCCTTTTTTTGCTATCATTGAATGTCCTGCTTTTTTAGTAATCAAAACAAGTCCGCCTTTCTTAAGCATATATTAGGCAAAGAAAAAAAATTAAGTAACGTGGAATTCTTTTACTGGAGTAAATTGTAGAATTAACAGATAAGGTGGCATATCATTTTCTACTACTCCTAATGTATTTGTAGATACTAAATAATTTGTATCACTATTTCCTACTAAAACTTCAATTTTAATTTGGTCTAAATCTGGTCTCAAAACTGTAATTTCTTGATTAGTGGATTTATCAGCGAGTATATAGCAGATATGATTTGTTACCGTAGCATTTTGAAAGCTAATATTTCTATTCCAAAATCCTAAAATATTAGAAGGTGAATTATCAGTTTTCATACTATTTTGTAATAGTAAACTTGTCCTAATATATCCACTTTGACTTGAATAATCAATATCTATAAGTCCTCCTGTATCATATGAATCTACAAACATTGCCGGATTACATCTAAAAGAAAATCCTACTTTGTAATATTTGTATTCTCTCGGTAAAATACTAAACATTAAGTTATATGTGGCATTATTAATATCTCCTGCTATTCTATCTTTTGAATTAATTACAAAACTATACGTTTGATTCGCCATATATTAATAATAGAAAAAAATATTGAATATATATAAGATGCCTAAATGTTGTAATAGAAAATTACTTACCAATACAACATTCTTTAGTGATAATCTGGGAACTTATATAGCTAATGGTGAAATAGAAACAAATAAATTAACTACTAACGGAGATATTATATTAACTGGTTCTATTACTAATGGGTCTAATAGTATTACCTTTACAGAAAATACACTATATACAAATATAGAAGAAAACTTCTTTATTCACGGAACAGGTTTAATTCAATATCAAGGAGTAAATTATAATATTGGTCAAGTGTTAGCTGCTTTTGTAGGTGGTGGAACTATAGCACCATATCCAAGTATAACATATGATGCCTCATTAAATACAACTTCATTTACAGGCAATTTAATTTTTCCGGCAAATAGTATTTCATCAGCAAGTATAAATAATAGTAGGTTTGTAGATTTATCTTCAAATCAAATTATTTCAAATAAAGAATTTTCAGGGACAACTATATTTTCATCAATACAATTAAATTCAAATTTAATAGTGAATACAGGAGGAACTACAATTTTGAATTCTAACTTAGCATTGATAAATTTTCTATCAGGAACATCAAGTAATATTAATACATCAATTACAGCATTACAAACAAAAACTACTAATATGTCGTTTGGTAGTAATATAACCACTTTTACTGGGACGTTGGTATTTCCTACAGCATCTATATCATTTAACGCAATAGTAGGGGTTGCTTGCACGTTAGGTCAAAATCAAACAATAACTGCAACAAAAACTTTTTCAGCGGTTCAAAATTTCACATCAAATTTAAGATTAGATGGTTCTTTACTTGTTGGTACGGCAGGAGGAATAGTCATTTTAAACAGCACTCTCCAAAAGATAAATTTCTTATCTAATGTGACAAGTGATATAAATACATCATTAACTACTCTATCAAATAATATAACAACTAACACTAATAACATCACAACCAATACAAATAATATAACAACCAATACAAATAATATAACAACCAATACAAACAACATCACAACTAATACAAACTCTATCAATACACTCAATACAAAAACTACAGATATTACTTATTCAGCATCAAATACAACAATCGCAAATACAACTAATGTAACTGATTTATTAATTTCAACAACTATAAACGGATTTTCAAAAGGAGATTTTAATAATGTTATTACTCAATGTTCTTCTTTAAGTTCTAATTGTCAAAACCAAATAAATGATGCTATTAATAAAGCAAGTTCAGCACAAAATAAAGCAGACTCGGCAGATGATAAAGCAGTAAACGCACAGAATACAGCAACAAGTGCTTTAACTCTTGCCGGAGTAGCAAATGGAGCAGCAGTAGGAGCAGCAGCAATAGCAGCAGGAGCGGCAGCTACAGCAGCAGGGGCAGTATCAGTCAATACTACCCAACAAACTGAAATTGACGATTTACAAGGAGATGTAATAACATTACAGGCAAAGACATCTCAAATATCGTATAGTCCAGCAACTTTAAGAACAACAATAGGACAAACTACATATTTATTACAAGTAGAAATAGGAGAATTAATATCAGGAATCAATCAAACAAGTCAAGACCAAATAACATTAGCAGGACTATTAAGATGTAATAATAGAGTAGAAATTAATAATACTCTTGAACTTGTAAATAACAATAGCATTATAGTAGAAGGTATTATAAATCAAGACAACGCAACACCACCTAATTCAGGAGTAAATCAATTTCAAGCACCAACAAATTTTAATGGGAATGTTATTATGACAAATACCACTACTACTATTAATGCTACTACTACACAGATAGGAACAAATGCGGTTTCTACTTTAAATTGTAATGCAACAGCAATATTTGGTGGAGATATCACAATGGGTAGCACTAAAAACTTGACACTAAAAAATATAGTTCCTATTCTACTTAATGATATTTATTTCGGTGGCGA